GCTCATTGCCTGCACCGTTCAGAATACCGTCGGCCTCTAACCCCCGGGCAATCTTCAGCATACTTGCACCCTCAAGGTATTCTCGATAAATGCGCTTTACGATTTCGGCTTCTTCGGGTACAACCACAAGGCGCTTATTCTCATCCTTGGTATAACCGAGAAACCGTGCGCAGTTGACTTGTATTTCACCTTGTTGGTAACGATACTGCAAACCCAGTTTCACATTCTGACTTAAGGACTGGCTTTCCTGTTGTGCAAGGGATGCCATAATCGTGAGCATGACCTCGCCCTTGGAATCCATGGTGTTTATGTTTTCTTTCTCGAAATAGACCGGTATGTTCTTGTCCTTAAGTTGACGGATATATTTCAAACAATCCAGTGTGTTTCGGGCAAAGCGGCTAATGGACTTTGTGATGATCATATCGATATTACCGGCCATACACTCGTCAATCATGCGGTTAAATTCTTCACGCTTCTTAGTATTGGTACCGGAAATACCGTCGTCCGCAAAAATCCCCGCCAGCATCCAGTCGGGATGCCCTTGTATGTAGGCTGTGTAATGCTCAATCTGTGTTTCATAGCTGGTTTCCTGTTCGTCAGAATCGGTGCTGACACGGCAGTATGCGGCGACGCGAAGCTTAGGAGCTTCCTCTTTACTGATGTTGTTCCCTACCTGTCTTTTTGCCGGGATAAATGTAACGCTTGCCATCAAATCACCGACCTTTCTATCAGGCTGTAAATGTACTCGGCCTGCGCTGCCGGGTTATCGTAATGCTCGATCATTTTTTCAATACGAAACTGTGTAGGAGCTGACCGTTCCACCTTATTTTGTTTTCTGTTCAACCGTCCGAGCGCTTTTGCCCGACGCTGCTTTTCGGCTTCGGCCTGTTCGAAGGTTTCCTTGTCAATGAGGGCCGGATAGAAGCTGTCGCCGAGATAATGACGATTTCCCATGATTCGTTTGGCACCACAATGCTTTACGTCAATACCGGCATCATTGGCAGCCTTCTGTAATGAAGCACCTGCAAGATAGGCTTCATACAGCTTTTGAATTTTTACGACAGCTTCATTGTCAATAACTGCCTTTCCATTTTCAATCTTGTAACCATAGGGTGTGTGTCCCATTTTCATATCCTTTCCGTGAGCGAGAGGCCGCATTTTAGTTCAAAGCGGTACTCGGTTCTGCTGATTACAGTTATCCGGCTCACATGTTTTTCAAATAATTCTTCATTGAAGGTTTCCAGCATTTCCTCTTTTTCGGCAAAGTGAAGAAGGGCGGTTGCTGCATTGACCTTAGAAACATCCGACGAAACGTTATTGCTTTGCGCATCCATTTCTTTTCGGATGCGATCAGCCTTTGTCAGAAGTTCATTTGTTTCCTTTGTAAAGAGTACCTTATCGAGAAATCCCTGTGCGGCCAGTTGCTGGAGCCTTTCACGCTGCTCTGTGTTCTGAGCGAGTTCAGTCGTCAGCTCCTGAATCCGGCGCAGGGAATCGTCTGTGGATTCTGTCTTGAGGGCCTCTGTATAAGGCTTCAGGACGTAGCGATGAGCGAAGACAAGCTTGTTCATCATCGTGACAAAAGCCAGCTTCAGGTCATCGTCCTTTATGGATTTCATGCTGCAGGCGTTCTTGTCGTTCAGATGCGTATTACAGCACCAAGCTATGTAACTGTCGCCAGATGTGTAATGCGTCCGGCGTTTGAAGGTGCTGCCGCATTTGCCGCAGATTATTTTCCCTGAGAAGGCATAGCGCTTCTGGTACTTCTCACTGTCTGGAATGACGTTTTTTTCTTTGGCGTGCTGCTTTAACATCTTTTCCAGCGGCTTCAAACTCGCTGTGGCTGATGATTGCCTCGTGATGATCTGATACAAAGTACTGATTTTTCTCACCGCGATTGTGGTGGCGGTTGAACTGCGCATCCGTGTAGGTCTTCTGGAAAAGAACATCGCCGGTATACTTCTCATTTGTCAGAATCCCTTTGACTGTGGATGCGCTCCAGTGATTGCCTTTCCTGGTAGGAATCTTTTCTTCATTCAGCATGTTGGCAATTTTTGCGGTGCCAATGCCGGAAAGAGCAGAAGCGAAAATCCTTTTTACAATTGCCGCCTGCTCCGGGTTGACGACTATGTTCTGCTTATTCCAATCGTAGCCGTAGGGCGGGCATCCGATCTTGAACGTCGCGTTTTCAAATCGGCGCTGCACAGACCACTTGCTATTCTCTGAAATGGATAGGGATTCGTCTGCAGCCATACTGGAAAGGATTGATAGGAATAATTCGCTTTCCATGGAGCCGGTATTGATGTTTTCTTTTTCAAAGTAAACAGGAATATTCAGGTTGAGAAGCTTTCTGACAAGTTCAAGGCAGTCAGCAGTGTTGCGGCTGAAGCGACTGATTGATTTCGAGATGATAAAATCTATCTTCCCGGCTTTGCAGTCGGCAAGCATGCGGTTCAGCTCTGGACGTTTCTCCTTCTTTGTACCTGTGATGCCTTCATCATAATAAACGCCAACGCACTCCCAATCATTTCGGGCAGCAATATAGTTTTCATAGTGTGTGACCTGTGCTTCAAGACTTTCTGCCTGCGCGTCAGAGTCTGTGCTGACACGGCAATAAGCAGCTACGCGGAGCTTTCGCTTTGCATCAGTTACATTTTTGTTTTCTTCGATTTTTGTTATTTTTTTCAAGGGTTCATCCTCCTTTCCGCATGTCTATACATCACTCTGAATGCCTATACTATCAAGCATTATTCGGATATATTTCCGCGAACAAGGGAGAGAAAGTTTCTCGATTGATGGCGGTTAATTTGTTGAATTCAGCAACGGATATGAGCCCGGAATCAAGCATTGTTTTCGCGATGGCCTGAGCTCTTTTGTAGTCAAGGTCTCCCTGAATGCGCTCCTGTGTGAAATATCCAGATGGAGCACTTGTATTATTGTCTGTCATAACTTATCCACCTCCAATTTCCCACTGGAGATGAACGGGCAATTTGAGCGGAGGAAAATAAAAAAAAGCCTGCGGGCATTCCAAAAAGGAACACTCGCAGGCGAGAAACTGGATGTATGGTTATTTCACTCTGATCTTCCAGCCGACCAGAATCAGATTCACATTTTGAATCAGTGAGCTGTTCATGGACTGGATAGCAGAAACCGTTGTACCGTACTGGTGGGCGATGGCAGAGAGCGTATCGCCTGACTTCACGGTATAATAAACAGGCTGAGGTTCATTATGGACGCCGCACAGCTCGTTCACCTTGGCCTGCACGGAATCATAATCATAACCGGCAGCAGAGAGACGATTCTTACGTTCTTCGCCGTTGCCCCAGTCCCGGCGAGCACTTCCTGCGCCAGCTCATCAACGGTTTTTGAAGCGACGGGAGTAGGAGTCTCGTTAGTTGATTTTGAGTATCCGTTAAACCCGCCGTCAATGATGACCGCTGGAAAGTCCTGATAAGACCAGTCCATATCCACGCGGCCATTGATGCCTGGAACGGAGCCAGTGGAGCTGTGCTGCCAGATTCCACAAGAGCCTTCATAGCTGCAGGCATCGGCCCACTGGGCGCACCAGTAGCAGTAACGTTTGCGGACAGCGTCCGTCACAACAGATCCCGCAAAGGATGCCGAAGTATAAAAACCGGCAAAGTATCCGGCAGCCTCCAGCCTGTCGCAGAAGGTCTTGATCAGACCGGAGCAGAAATCAGTCCCGGCTTCGATCTGCTTCTTTTCCTCCATGTCGAGGAAAACAGGATAGTCAAACTGTTTCCCGGCAAGGACAGACAGGAACATTTCAGCTTCCTGCGCAGCCTCGGAAAAGCTGTCTGCGTAGCTGTACCAGTATGCGCCGACGTGAAGCCCGGTAGCTTTTGCTTTCCTGTAGTTTTCTTCAAAGTACTTGTCTTTTGAGCTTGTACCGTAGCCTGCGCGGATGATCACGAAATCTACTCCGCTGTTCCTGACAGCGTTAAAATCAATCGCGCCCTGCCATACCGATACATCAATTCCTTTTGTAGCCATGTTATTTTTCCTCCTTATCCGTGTCTTTTTCATCACGGTTATGCAGCTGCTCCAGTACTTCCTTCAGCTTTCCCGGAATCGGAAGTCCAAGGTGGGCAGCATTTTCAATCAGGGACAGACCTTCATTCGAGATGTAAAAGAAGATGACCGCCGTGCGCAGGACACCGACCTGTCCGAGCACATTGATGTCGATGACATTTGCAATGCCGACCAGAATGAAGATCAGCACCTTGCGGCAGATGCCGCGAAAGCCGACCGCCGAGGAGAGCTTCTTGTCGCTGATTGCGCCCATGACACCGGTGATGTAGTCGCAGATGACAAAGATCAGCAGCGCGATAGAGCAGGCCGTCGCAGCCGCCAAGGAAAGTAGCCAAGCCAGCCTCCGACAGCAGCAAAAATAAGTTGTAACGTGTTCCAGAATTCTTTCATGTGATATTCCTCCTTTGATTTTTTGCATGAAAAAGGCGGCCTCTCGCAGGAAGGTCGCCCAGTGCATATAGATTGTTGTTTACGACTGCGTCTCCGTCAGCGTATAGGTGATTTTCATCGTCTTGTCCGCCGTCTTGATGACCGGAGTCGCCAGGTTGTTGATGGTCGCAAGATATGGCGTATACAGATACAGATCCTTGTAGAAGTAATAGTTGCCATAGGAGCAGTAGTATTCCTGATAGGCGAAGGTCTTATATCTTGCCATAGATTTTCTGCCCCATCTTGCATAATCGTTTGACTGGAGATTACGGACATGCAGCTTCGGTTCGCCGTTTAAGTAATACCAGTCGTTAATCACGACATCATCGTCAATGAGGAAGGTATGCAGGCTTGAGCTGTTGTAGGATGCATTGGGCACGACCTCAATATTGGCCACGCTGGTCGTATCAATTCGATAGACTGTATTTCCAATAGCAAACATGAGCCACTTCCCACTTATGCCGATATGACTGATTTCTGAGGTGTTCGCGGGCAGGATGATTTTTTGCGTGGTTGCCTTTTCTGCACTTACGGTATCGAAAAACCATTCGTAGCTTTCGTGATTGTAATAATCCGTGCTGCCGGAGGAATAGCTGTATTTCTGATTGTCCCTCCGGCTGATTCCATACCAGTTGCCATCTGCGGCATGGAACAGATATGGAAAAGCATCGCTGGAATTGCTATAGGGAGCAATCGTCCCGTCCTTGTTCCCGCCGCTATAGGCATACCAGTATGGATAGTGGTTCAGCTCGATTGTTTTTTCTTCCACTGCATCCGTAGCAACTAAGCTGTATGGCCGCTGCATAAGTCTGGCATGGAGATAATCCTCCGGTACCTTTCTCAGGGTAACCGAGGTTAAATTATAAACAGGGATCATCTCCAGACGATAACCGTCTTTGATATATGTCCGGTGGTTCTCCTGATAATTGCTCTGGTTTCCTGGTATGTTTGAAATGACGTTATCGCTTTTTAAACGCACAAAGTAATTGCTGTCATACTGCGTTCCTTTGCCAGCCAGTACATTCGTGAGGGAAATACAGGATATTGTCCCGTTCGCCTGCGAGGTCGCAAAGTCCCAGACATATTTGAAACCGCCATCCACAGTTTTGCTTTCTGTAAGGTTTCTGCTGCCGCGCCGGATGTCCTCCGTATTGTTCGCGTCATTGGACGCGTATCCTATGAGCGGATTGTCGAGCGGTGCATAGATATTTGCAGGATCTTCCTCAACCGGATTCTGATATAGCAGGAGTCCGCCCGTCAGCCTGCTGTAGATTGGCAGCATCCAGTCCTCGCCATATTTACCGTCGAAGTAGGGATTGTTAAACATGGCTCCCTGGATATTGGTATTTAAGATGTCCGCGATTGCCTCTGTTACAAGGTTCTCATCCCGGTATATTTCTTTTTTGCCCGTGTGGACGTCTGTCAGTTCTATTGTGCTTTTTCCCTTGAGCATGTTTATTCCTCCCTGTTCAGATAGTCGGTTGTGATCGCCTTTACAAAGCCCGCTTCTCCGCTGATCACAAAGCGGTACATAAGCTGCCCGGTGATGGCCTTTTCCGACCATGCATCGGTTGAGATGGCTTCCAGCGCGGCCTTGGACATGCCGGATTTCTCCTCAGAAAGCTGCGCCCATTCCGTTCCGGTATATGTCCACCAAGCTTTCCCAGCATCAAATGATACGGCAAGGAGTGTGGCGTCATCGCAGTCGGCGGTTACCTTTTCAATGCCAAGAATAGAAGCATCGGACATGTCGATGTTTTCCGAGTAGATGACCTGCGGCTTCGGGATTCCGGTGTAACTTGCCTGAAAGGGCGGGAACCGGTTATTGGAATCATGCCAGTAAAGGATGGTCGGGTCTTTCAGGGAAAGAAGCAAAGCACCATCCGGGATTTCCTGTACGCCATTTGTCTCGAATATCTCTGCGGTCAGATCGGTATCCGTCAGTTTGGAAAGCGCTCCATTTGAAACCGTGTATAAGGCTTTTGTGGCATCCGTGATGAGGTACCTGCGGTTATATGGGTCAAGCAGCACTGGAAGGTCGTTTGACTGAACGAAGGCTGTCCCGGTTGCGTCCTGATGCAAAAATGAGAGATTCGACCCGGCTGCTGGCGTAAAGGAGATTGAACCTGATGTGGTAACCAGAGCGGATTCGCCAAGGTAAGCAGTATTCGTCGGCAGCGTTTCAAAATGCAGGACAATGTCCCCGGTATCAAGAAGCAGCAGATCCCAGACAAGCCTTACATCCTCTGTGGTCACGCTGTAGTTGGCATAGCCCTCCCAGCGGATGCGCAGAAATTTATAGTGGTTATAGATCGTTCCTTCCTCACGTCGGATTGTCCATACCTTTGCGTCACGCCTGCAGACTTTGACCTGTTCGGTATTGCTGCCAATGCCCATCCACGAGTTGCCATTTACATAGATGTTTTCTGCAGCAACAGAATTGTAGATAAACCAGCTGACACCAGTCAGGGTATCGGTGCCATCATCGTTGCCAGAGTTGTCGCGGATGATGGCCATATTTTCTGTTGTGGCCAGAAGCTCTTTAATAGAAAAGTAATCAGCCATTTTGTACCTCCAATTCTGATACCGATTCAAATGCCGTAAAGTCAAGCGGATAGGCTGCAAGACTGCCGCGGTCTATTTCGCGGCTTTCACCTGTTATCGTTTCTTTGTAGCTGGTCTTTAGGATGACCTTGCCGTCTGTAAGCATGGTGTATGCCGTACCGGTTAGCTTCTTCGCAGGCTGCATATTGCCGTCAATAAACGGATCTGTCTTAAACGGCTCAATCGTGATGCCCGTCAGCGTATCAAAGTCGGCGGTAGAAATCGTAAGCGAGTCCATGCGGCCACGGTTAAGAGCACGTTCAGTTCCTCCGGAGATGGTGTATGCCTGCCGGAGCGTGAACTGCGTATTGTCGGTCACATAAACTTTGCTGTAGCGCATCTTTTGCTTATCACTGACATCAATTACGTCATGAACAATCGGTGCGAAGATTCTCAGCTGATCCGCAATCTCAAGCAGCGGCATACCGGTAAAAGCAAACTTTGAAATCCTCTCTGTGATGCCTGCAGGCTCCGGTGTCAAAAGGGCCATTTCAAGAACTGTAGCAAGAGGAAGCGTCTGCATCCCGGCAAAAATAATCGGGAGGTATTCATCGCTTACTTCAATGCGCCCGTTCCATCTGTCCTGCGCGCCTAAGCCCTGGCCGGTAATGGAAGCAATTATGCCCTGTGCCTGTATGACTTGCAGAACCGGGTGCAACCGAAATCCAGACTTCAAAGGTATGCAGTGTTTTTTCCTGCATGTCGAGAAGCGGGTAAAACAGGTTCAGGATATGGTCGCCGCTGTGCCAGGTTTCCATCGGATGGAATTCTTCTACTTCATGCCCATCCACCACATAGGTAACCGTAACAACCGACTGACCATCTTCCTCCCAGGAAACAGGGACGGTGACCGTGGTAGCCAGTTCCCTGTTTTCGGTTTTGGTATTACCGTCTGCATCCTTTGTATCCTCTGGCAGGATGGTCGTACCTGTACCGGTCGCCGTGACCGCGCGTTTGAGGGAAACTGCCATAACCTGCAGAAGAATAGCTGCTTTGAATTCACAGTCGGTTTCTTCCTGCGTGGCGAATTCTATGTTTACAATCTCGACCTTGTCTGCGCCGAGCGTATACGCCATCGCATTCACATAGGAATAGGTCGCCATCTTTGTAGCCTCAACAGAATTGGTCAGCCCGGAGATATCCTTATCGTTCTTACTCTTGGCTTCTGAAAGGCGTGGATTTTTGCCGACACATTTGAGAGAGCACTTTCCGTTGACCTTGACTGTAATGGATGTGATTGCTGCAATCTTTGTAGCATCTGCCTGGCCTCCGGTAAAGGTGAGCACATCACCTGGGTCGAGTGCCGGATCTCCGATGGTTTCAGAATCGAATGGCACATAATTGATAACGGAAATGGCATTCAGGATATTTTTAAGGATGCGGGTTCTGGTTTCATCAAGGCCGAATTGGAGCAAGGGATTAACCGCAAGGTTCATCGTCAGCCCGTCGTCCGGATCAAGCGCGTAGTATTCTGCCGTATTCGTGCGCCGGTTTGTTGAACTAATAGCCGTATATCTGGTGACGAAATCAGAAAAGCTGGAAGAATACCGGTGTGTGCTGTTTACGCTACAGACCGGGCTTTCACCGTATTTTACAAGCTGCAGCTTTCCATCCCGGTTAATGAAGGCAAAGCAGCCAAGCGCCTGAGAAAGATAATGAAGGAAATCCCGCCAGGTTTCGATATCATTGTCCGGATAGACGCCGAGAAGTTCAGTGCCATTTGGCAGAACTTCAATTTCTGCTTGCGTCTGTGCAAGGCTGACCTTGCAGTCGTTACACATGATGTTTAGAAAATCATATGGATAACCGCTGGACTGTTCTTTTTTATAGGCTTTTTCAAAGCGCAGCATTCCATCATAGGCCTTGAGTTCCAGCGTCCGTATTTTCCGGTTTGCCTCCGCCACATAAAAGATTCCCATCGGGATATCCTCGACACTCCCATCCGGAAGTGCCATGTGGAAATCCAATGCAATCTGTGCGTCCTCTAATGAGTAACGGTCAACGTCTGAGAAAAGGGATATGCCAAGTTCCGCAGAATAGACGGAGCCGAGCTCTATTTCAGATGTCCCGGAGCACTGTCTTGTAATATAGCCGGAGCCCTTGACAATGTCCTTATTGACAAACGGATAGTTTTTTCCGGCTGCCGTTGTAATGTTCCCAGACCATGTAAAGGAGCGGGCGTTTTCTTGTATTGCTGTCTTGTATAAATCAGATACGGGATACATAACGCCGCTCCTTTCTCATCAATATTCCTTCAATTCAAAGCTGACCTTCCAGAGCCCTTTTCTGCTGGTGTCGTGTGCAAGGGAAGTTTTGAAACCGTCGATGTACATTTCTCTGGTCTCCCTGACCATTGTCTCTGTATTAAAAAAGTTGACTGCGAGCTTTGGCTTCCCACGCATCGCGGACAGCTTTTTGAGCCACGCCGGTGATACCTGAAAGGAGACGGATATCTGGGCAACACCGGATCGCACGATGTCGCGCTGAGTCGTACCGGCTTCCGTTTCCCCGGAGCTGTCTGCCTCCACATCGGAAAGCGCCAGATCATAGGAAACAGGAAGCGGCATGTCTGTGCCATCGATATTTAAATATTGTGTAAATGCCATCATCTGCCTCCTGACCGGAGCGCCATCCGCTGCTGGGCGGTAATAATAGTTTCATCCAGCAGCGTGCCTCCAAGGTAAACCGGAATGGTAATGTCACCTCCGCCGCCCACATTTTCAAGGGCCGCAGAGAGCGCGTTTACCATCGTGCCGGTCTGGCTTGCTACGGCATTCTGGATCATGGCCTGCAGGGACGAAACGCCGACGACGGCCTCCGCACCGGCCTCGCCTCCGGCAAGCAGGCTGCTGCCGCTCATCCCGAAGATGGTCGGTGAATCCAGAATCATGCCGTTTCCCATTGCCTTCTTATACCAGTCCACAGAAAAATGCGGGATGGACGGCGGGTCGAGCGAGAAGCTGCCGGAAATGGAGAAGTGCGGCAGCTTGATCTTCGGCAGCTCCCAATTGAAATTGAAGATGCCCTTGAGCTTATCTACAATCCCAGATACAAAGCTCCAGATGCCGTTGAACACGCTGCTGAACACATCCTTAATGCCGTTCAGAATTCCGGAGATCGTGTTGTGGATTGCGTTGAAGGCTGTGGAGATGCCGGTCTGCATGGCATTCACCACGCCCATGACCACACTCTTGATGCCGTTCCAAACGGTGGTGAAAACTGTACGGATCGCATTGAAAACCGTGCTGGTAACCGTCTGGATGGTATTCCATGCCGTTGTAATAAAGGTCTGAATCGCGCTGACCACTGTGGTTATGACTGCTTTTATTGCGTTCCAGATGGTAGTGACGACAACACTGATTGCCGTCAGAACGGTTGTAATGATTGTTTTATAAATTTCAAAGTAGGTCGTCACGACGAGCTGGATCGCGGTAAAGATGGTTTCAAAGAAAGCCTTGATTCCGTTCCAGATTGTAGAAATTACCGTCTGGATGGCCGTCATGACAGTTTCAACCGTGGTCTTGATCGTGTTCCATGCGGTCGTAAGGAAGGTGCCGATGGCTGTGACGACGGTCGTAAATACCGTCTGGATTGCCTGCCATGTGGCAACAAAGAAATCCTTGATTGCCGTGAACACGGTAATGACAGTCTGTTTGATGCCTTCCCAGAGGTCGATCCAGAACTGCCGGAAGCCGTCGCAGTTATTCCAAAGATAAATGAATGCCGCGACCAGCGCAGCGATTGCCGCAATAATCAGGATGATCGGGTTTGCCAGCATGACCGCGTTCAAGGCCCCGAACACCGGAGTAAGGGTACCGATGACGGAGGTGATGGTACCGACCGCCGAGATGACCTTGCCGATGACCACCAGAAGCGGCCCGATTGCAGCTGCAATCAGCGCGACCTTGATGATGACCTGCTGTACCGGTTCCGGGATGCCGCTCCAGATCTGCGAGAATGATTTCAGGGCATTGGAGATGTCCTTCAGCACCGGCGCAAGAACGGAAGCGAGGCTGTTTCCGATGTCGGCTCCGGTTTCCTTCAGGGAGTTCATGGTCATCTTGAACTGGTCAATCGGGTCGAGTGTTTCATTGAAGGTATTCTCAACGCTCCCGGAGAAGTTGCCGAGGGAGCCGGACAGATTGTCAAGGTTCAGTTTTCCCGTTGCGCAGGCATTGTAGATTGCCGCGCCTGCCTTACTTCCGAAAAGGTCATAGGCAGCCTGCAGCTTCTCTGTTTCAGAGCCGTTGCCCTTCATGGTAGCGGAGAAACCGGCAATCGCCTGATCCAGCGTCTTGCCGTCTTTCGTCGCGTTCTTCATGGCGGTCTTTAAGCCCATCATGGCTGCCGAGGTATCAAGACCGGACATTTCGACCATGCCCATGAAGCCTGCGGCCTGCTGCGAATTCAGCCCCAGCTCTTTAAGCTGCACCGCGTTTGTCTGCAGAGCGGAAGCCAGCGTATCCATGTCGATGCCGGTTGCCTGTCCGGTCGCGTTCATGGCATCCAGCAGGTCGCCTGCATCCGAAGCATCCTGCCCGAAGGCATTCAGAACGCCGGAGACATTATCCACAGAGGTGGAAACGTCCGTATTGTTCAGATCCGCAAACTTGATGAATTTCCCGGAGAGATCGTCCAGCGCCTGTCCGGTCAAGCCAAAACGTGTGTTGACTTCGCCGACAGCGGCACCGGCAGTCTCAAAGTCGGTCGGGATTTCCGTCGCAAGGTCTTTGACGGTCTGGTTCATGTCTTCCAAGGCCTGCCCGGTCGCACCGGTTTTCTGCTCGACGATATCAAGACCGGAATCTACCTCATTGAAAGCAGCCAAAGAAGCTGCACCGACCGCCACAATCGGAGCCGTCACGTGTGTGGTCAGTCCTTCGCCGACCTCAGATATTTTGCCGCCGACCTCCTGCATCTTGCTGCCAGCCTGTTTCAGGGTGGCGGAGACACTGGTATCGGTTTTCTTGCATTGCTGCTCCAGACCTTTAAGTTCCTGCTCGGTGGCGATGATCTCACGCTGCCATGCGTCGTACTGTTCCTGTGTGACGGAGCCGTTTTTCAGGCCCGCGTCCATCTGATCCTGCACGGATTTTAACTGCGTGAGTTTCTCTTTTGTCTCGCCGACTGCCTGTGACAGGAGTTTCTGTTTTTGCGAGAGCAGCTCGGAATTGGTAGGGTCGAGCTTTAACAGGCGGTTGACGTCCGTAAGCTGCGACTGTGTGTTTCGGATCTCCTTGTTGACGCCGGAGAGGGCTTTGGAAAGACCGGTCGTATCGCCGCCGATTTCCACTGTGATTCCTTTGATTCTGTCAGCCATGCGATGACCTCCTTCCCTTGGTTAAAATTGATCCATCTGTTCCTGCGTCGCTTTTGCGGGCCAGTCGTAGCTGTCATTACTCATTTCTGAGTACATGTCATTGACCGTACCGATAGTGAGCAGGTCGAGCTCGGAAATAGAAAGCCCGATCTGCACACAGCGGAGCAGGAACAGTGGCGTCGTCATTTCGCGTTCAGTTTCATAAGGTTTTTTTTAGACTCGACCTCCGTCTCCACATTCAGTCCCCACAACGAGATGATCTGCGGCAGGATTTCATAAATGGAAAAGGTATTGAACTCATCAAGCCATTCCTCCGGAGTGTCCGGAATATCCGGATTCTTATGCTTGGCCATTAGCCATGCGATGTTCTCGAAAAGCTCCAGACTGAAGGTGTCCAGATCCGATTCCTGCGGATTGGCTTCATCGATGCCTTTCTGCAGCTGGTTTAGATCCTTGTAAATATCCCGGTGAAATTTGTTCCTGTATAAACGAGGAATGGCGGCAGAGGCACGGAATTCGACCGGCTTGCCGTCAATCTCGATGGTTTTTGTAACTGCCATAGTGCTGCCTCCTTATGCTGTCTGCGAGCTGGTCTTGGAAGACGTTGTCGCAGTGGTACTGGTGCTTGTGCTGGCAGCGGCGGTCGTAGTGGTGGTCTTATCCTGCGGCTCATAGACCTTGGTGTACCAGTTGTTATAGGTTTCCTCGCTGGTGTTCGTACCGGTCTTGACCTTTACCAGCCCGCTCGGAAGCGGCGAAACGGTAAGCGAGAGCTTCTCCGTCTTGACTTCCTTCTTGTCCTCTGTGGTATCGCCCTCCATAGAAGGTCTGGTAGCGCTGCAGTAATACAGGCAGTGGCGGATCTTCCTCTGGTCGCCGGAGAACTCAAAGAGCAGAGCAAAATGCTCCGGCTCCACATCCTTGTTTTCCACCAGCACGCCATTGGCGTCCTCGGTTTCATGCAGGACATCCACAAGAAAGCTCTCCGGGATGAGTGCAAGCTCGAAGTCGCCGGAATAACCGTTATTGTTGCTGACCATGTAGTACACGGAATCATCCGCGTAGAACGGGTCATTATCGCCCTCTGCATCCAGTGAGAGGCTCACGGAGCCGGGCATACTGACAGGCGTCCCGAAGGTGACCTTGCCATCCTCGTCAATCGTGACAAGTGCGTAGTGACAGTTCTTAAGACCGAACTTCACTTTGTTTTTTCTGTTAGCCATAGTGGCATCCTCCTTTAAATCTCAGTTTGATAGAGCACTTCATACATCTTCTCGGAATCAATCCAGACCTCGGATTTCTCCCACGGAATTTCATGGGCGGTCAGGATATCCTCCAGTTTTTCTTCCAGTTCCGGGTCTTTCTTATCCGTGTAGAGTTCCATGTTCAGCTGGCTGATTTTGAAATACACGCCGTTGTCTGCGAACATGTTGTCGCTGCCAGGAAAGAGAAAAATAAGGAAGGGCGGCTCAGGAGACTCACCTTCGGCGAAATGGTCGTAGGCAAGAGGGAGTCCCGCTTCCTTTAACATGTTGGTTATGTCGTCATAGGTCATACTCAGCCGCCTTTCAGTTTCTGCTCGATGGTTTTTACAAGCGTTTCGTTGCCGCGCTGTTCGGCAGGCGCGATGTGAGGCTTTCCCTCTACACGGCCTCCGCCGCGTTTGGCGTGTCCGTTCTCAAGCAGGTGCGCAATCTGGTATCGGTTCCTCGAATGCACCACAAGGTCAATACTCTCGGAATCCTCGTGGACGTTTTTTACCGACCAGCTTTTCTTGTACTTTCCGGTATCGACGGGAGCGCCAGATTGGATGTCCTTACGGACAGAAGCCGCCGTATCCTTTACGGCATCCTTCATGTCGTCGGTTGCGAGCTTTGAATATTTTTGAAGCTCCTCCATGATTGCGTCGTCCATTTCGCTGATCGGTATTTTTCTGCTCATGTTTTTTTCTCCAGCTTGCAGTTGAATTTAAGGCTGTTCCGCTTGCAGCCCATCGGGTTCACATAGGTGATGTTGTAGATATGGCCTTCCGCGATGATCCGGTATTTTGTGGATTCCACGGCGGCAAGCTCGGAAGAGTACCGGCAGGTAAAGTCAAGGGATTCTTCCGGGTTAACAACAACGCCTTCGGATTCCGAACCGGTGCTTGTGCCGACTGTTGCCCAGCAGGAGCAGTAATCCGTCCAGCCGTTGGTGTGGTTTCCGTATTTGTCAACGGTGACCGCACTTTTCTGAAAAGTGATTTTTGTCCGCATCGCGCCGATATTCATCAGAAGCCCTCCTTCCGCGTGCCAAAGAGAAGGGAGCGCAGCGTCATGTTGAGGGCATGGTGGTCGGCTTCCTCCCGGTGCTCGTAGAGATAGGCCACGGTGTAAAGGATGGCCACCCGGATGCGGATCAGGGCTTTTTCCTCGTTTGCCATAAACTCCTCGTCGGACTGTCTTGTGATGTCCTGTACCTGCTTTGTCGCCGCAGAAATCAGGCTTTTTATCAGCTCGTCCTCGTCACCGGTGGTGACCCGGAGATAGGCTTTTGCTTCCTCAAGAGTTACTTCCATCGTCCGCCTCCTTAAAAGATGCCGCCTGCAGGAAGGTTAATTCCTGCAGACGGCTGGTTACGTTAGCTGCCATTTTGATCAGGCACCGGCCTTGACGGACAGTCCCTTCACGGCCTCCGGCAGGATGAGCTTGCCGTCGATGCGCTCAGAGGCAAGGAAGCCAATCTGGCCGTTTGCCGCGTAGAGCTCGGAGAGGCGCTTGAAGGAACGTCCCTGACGCTCGGCGATCCAGTAGTAGGAGAAATCGCCGAACAGAATTGGTACATTGCCTGCAACCAGCTCCGGCGCATAAATCGAAGTCTTATAAGGACGGTTCAGGATCGTGTCGGGCTGACCGACGACAACAGACGGCTGCCAGATGTAATTTCCGTTGTTGTCCTTAATCTTGCGGAGCGCCTTGATGGTGGTGTCGTTCAGAATCCAGATGGCCTTGCTCCTATAAACGGAACGCAGGGAGTGGAACACATCCATGATGTTGTCAAAGGAAACCGTGCTCCCGGTAATCTCTGTGGTCGCGCCTTTGGTAGCCGCCACCTTGGTGAAGATGCCTTCCGGCTTCTTGCTGCCATCGCCGGTGAGGAATGCTTCTTCCTCCGCAGCGCCGATCCTGCGGCCAAACTCCGATGCAATGTAGGTCTCGAGATCGAAAACGGAATCGTTCATAAGTTCCTCGGATACCTTGATTGCCGTGCCCAGCTTGTAGGCTGAGAGGCTGATCTGGTCGAAGGTGTCATCGGATTCCGGGTACAGGCCGTTTTCCTCCATCCATGCCGCCGTCCCGTGGGAAGCAACGACCGGGATGGTGTGCGTGCCGCTCTGGGTCTGAATGACCGTCGCAATCGTGCGGAAGAAATTCTCCTCCTGCAGGGCGTCAATCAGACGCTTCTCATATTCATCCGGGACAAGGTAGCCGCCATTGGCGTCGGTGCCGATTTCCAGCACATCCTTTACGTCGTAGTAGTTGCGCTTGCGGATGTTGTTCCAGAATGCCGCCTTGTATGCCTTGGAAGCGATGCCGGGCTTGTCGTCCGGTTCATTCTTCGCGCCGGGTTTGCCGGTAAGCGGAGCAGAGGTCGGAGCAGAGAGCATCTTGTCGATCTCTTCCTGACGCTGCAGACGTTCAATGTCGTGTGTAAAGTCTGTGACTTCCTTTTCCATCTTGTCGTAGGTCGCGGCATCCTCTGCGGAAACCATGCCGCCGTTCTGAGAGTGTGTATTCAGGAATGATTTTGCTGCTTCCCATGCCTTCGCTCTCTTGTCCATAAGTTCCATAATCTGAGTCATAATAAAAATCCTCCTTTAATGTGCGAGAAGCGAAAGGCGCTTCTCAAGATCGATAACGGGTACCATGTGTTTATCTGCTTCCGGCTTTTTCTTTGGAATCAGCCTTGAGAGCAGTGAATCTGTGACAGCCTTGCGGGAGAAAAGCATCTCTATGGTGTCGTCTTCTTCCGGCAGCGGGTTCTCACCGCCAGCGAAAAGAACCTCATCCGCAAAGCCGAGCTTCCTGGCCTCCTTGGCATTCATCCAGGTTTCGGCATCCATGAGCTTTGAAATCTTCGCGCGGGAGAGCCCGGATTTGATTTCATAGGCGTTCATAATAGATTCCTTGACCTCTGACAGCATGTCGATGGCCTTTTGCATTTCTTCGGTATCGCCAATGGCGATGGTCGCCGGATTGTGAATCATCAGCATGGCCACGGGGCTCATACAGACCTTGGTTCCGGCCATAGCGATGACGGATGCCGCAGAAGCGGCAAGCGCGTCAATCTTGACCGTGACATTGCCCTTGTAGTCCATGAGCATGTTGTAGATTTGCGCAGCAGCAAAAACATCACCGCCCGGACTGTTGAT